TGCACGTGCTGGTTGCAAGAAGATCTGACCATACAGAATATTTCTGTCAATTAAATCAGGTGTATTGTTTGACTCATCCATAATCACACGGAAAGCATACAAACCTTGTCTTTGTTGAACTGCTTCAAGGTATGGATTAACAATCGCATTGAAACGTTGACGGGTTGCAGCCACGTTTTGTTCAAAAAGAAGGTAACGTGATGTACTCGCAATAAACTTCTTTAATGTGATAAGCAATCTACGAACATTAACCCTATCCAATGCCGATGCACGACGTTGAAGAGTCTTTTGTCCGAAAGCAACAATTCCTTGACCAGGAAACGCAGCGATTGGATTAACTTTACCTTCGTACAATTCGTCACGTTCTGCAAATGTCAATCTATCCATAACACTAACTGCTTGTTCAAGACCACCACGATTTAAACCGGCAGGTGCAAACCACTCAGCAGCGGTTTTGTCATTGGCAGAGTAAACCGCAGGCATAATAGCACTCGGTGGATATGCTTGCAGTACGTTTGTAGCAGGATCGATAATCTTAACCCAAGGATAATAAGTAGCGGCATAACTTGAATCAATTGTAGATGCTTCTGCAACTGCGTCAGATACTTTACCTGGTTGACCATTTGCGGATACCACATCAAGAATGTAAAAACAATCTTCACGTGTTTCGCACAATGTAACTCCGTCATTGATTACTGCTCTGTGCAGATCAAGTGAAAGACCAGGTGTTACCAAAAGATTGATATCGAATTCGTCTTGATTACTTAATGCGTTGAATGCTTGTTTGTATGCACGTGAACCGAACGATGTTGATTTTGAACAATCTAATCCTTGAACATTGTTTGGAAGAATATCTTCTCCAAGCAAGCATAATTTTACAGGAGAGTGGCCATTATCACCACCTTGAAATCCAACCATAAATCTACGATGACCACGAGCGGCAAGTTCTTCTGAACCAGGTGCTGGATTTACAATCGCAGTTAATACTTCAGTTTCACCAGTTGTAGAATTTTCACGGGTTGTTACTTTCGTAATAACTCCATCAATTTCTTCAAGATAACTTTGTGGTTCATCAAGATAAAAACCAGTTCCGGCATTTCCAGAATTTTCAGGAATTGGAGAAAATAATTCTTTAGCATCAAAACGACCTTCTGGAAGTTTTAAAATTCCATCTGGTGAAATTTCGTTGAAAACAAGACCACTGAAAAATCTTCCAGGTACATTTTCGTACATAGATGCAGCGGAATAATCTGGTTCTGGTAAATCAATTTCACCTACTGGTGAAGAATAAGGTCCATGACCATAAGGCATACATTGTCTTGGTGCATTTGCATTCAGTGGCATTTCTACACGAATCCAATTACTTCCATTTCCATAATCACCTCTTTCAACAATTTTACCACGTGGATTGATGTAAGTAAAACGATCACCAATTACACGTGGAAGATAAAACGGACTCAACGGATCAAGTGTACATCCTCTAAAGTCTTCACGGACATCCATTGTTTTATCGTCATCAAAGAATCCACGAACCATAACATCAAATGTTCCGTAATCAGTATCTTCTAATGAACCAGGTGTTTTTACATTATGAATCGCAACTTTAATTTCAGTATTTGCGGAAACACCATAACTTCTTGTGAAAAATCTGAACAACTCGTAACGTGCTCCACTGATTTCTTGTGACATAATAAATGGTGTATTAGCAGGACGAAGTGCGTGTTTACCACCAGCTGCTCCGTCATAAGGTGATGCATCATTTGCATCAAAGTCACCGTCACCATCTTTATCAGTTTCTTGGAAGTTCAAGTAATCATCACTGGCATTTACATCTAATGTAAATGTTGCACCATTTTGCATTAAATTGAAAATCTTTGCTTGTGTGTTTTCAAAATATGATTCAAAATACGCAGGTTTTACATTCTTTTGTGCTGAACGACCGAATATATTGTGAATGCTATCTGCATTATTTGTGTTCATGTGAAATGTAAATTCTGCGTCATCAGATGACCCACCACGTAACATAATAGTTGCAGTTGGTGAATCAGCACTTACCACAACAGATGATGCAGGTGAACCATTTTCCATAAATGATGAACCTAAAAATCCAACACTTGTTGCATCAGGACCTGCTTCTGCGATTGTTACTCGTGAAATTAAAGCACCGGTTGTTGGATTTGCTTCTAATAAAGTATTTGCAAGAACACCTATCAACATTGGTTCAGATGATATTTCTCCTTCTGAAACTGGTTGCTCATATATGTCTGTTGCACCATCTGCAAGACTTCCTGAGTTGTATGTTGCCGTAAGGGCAAGTGCTTTATCTACTTTCCAACCTTCTAAATCACCGATACGAACGATTGTTACAACTCCTTGGTTGATTAAATACTCACGTGCGGTGTATGGTTGATAATATTTTCCTTCTGCTACACCAAACAAATCTTCTAGTTCTTGAACTGAACGTACGATTGTTGGTGAAAATGCTGGTCCTTTTGAAAAAGGTCCAATCACTGCTCCTCCGATTTCTGAAATACCTTCTATGAGGTATGTGGAATCGATTTCGTTGGTAAATACTGCTGGACTTACTAATCTTTCTGCCATCTGTTGGGTTCTCCTTAAATTAGGTTGTTATAGTTTTTCATCAAGTTTAGGTGACTTTTTCATAAATATACTTCAAAAATTCCAAAATTGTATATTTATCTAAACTATTTAATTTTTGATATACATTCCTGTTTTTGGATCGAGCATACCTTCTCCGTATTTGTTGGAAAGTCTTTCAAGAAAAAGATTTTCTTTTTGCTTTAAGTTATCATACTTTAAATTTAAGGTATCTTCTACCTTATTTAATTCATCCAATTCACGATTCAAATTTAATTTAGTTAAATGCAATTCACCCATTTCTAAAATAGTCGATTGATAGTCCGCATTTAATTGAACAATTTCATGTTGTTCGTCTTCGGTTATTTTTACCTGAAAATCATTTGTATTATTATCCATACCAATATGTTAGCACATTTAGTGATAAATACAACAATTTAATTTCAGTATTCTAGTTTTATTAATGATGTTGTTCTTTCACCTGTTTCAATTTTCAATTGCTTTTGGTTTCCAAGTTGCACAACATGAATTTCATTTAAGTTTAATTCATGTTCAAGTTGACCCGCATCCCATATAAGTGTTTGTGCATTTTTGTCATCGGTATTTTCCTTGTATCGTATTTTAAATTCACGATCTTCCACAAAAATTGAATATTCTTCTATATCTTTCCAAACCGTCAAATGATAAAACTGAAATTGATCAATTAAATGAAATTCGGTTTGCTTACGATGCAATGTGGTCGTAAAGATATTATCTTCCTCACTACGAACAGGATTTATGTTAAATAAAGTGTCTTTATTTGGTAAAAAATTTGAATCTGTTGTTTCTGCTTCTGTTCCCCATACAACTTTTCGTTTGGTTAGTGATCTTTGCGTTGTTGTTTTGTTATCAAATACATCAGGTAATAAATAAGCATTTACATTTACACTAAATGTTGTACTTACAACACGATCATCGTCACTTGGCACTTCAACATTCGTTGAAAAGGTATCAATTGTTGCTCTAAATTTAAGTCTTTTTGGATCACCCCAATAATCTCCTTCTGCAAATTGCACCACTTCTACTAACTGATTCATTTGTTGAACATACTCTGTGGACATTGTGAAATCATAATTCAGATTTACATGATCAGGAAACGTAATATTATGAACTTCTCTTAATGGACTTGATGATCCTAATAAACTAAATCTATCGTATGCGTTTTTATTGCTATATTGTTTTACGAACGGTACAGATAGATATTTGTTAAAATGAACAAAAGATTCGTCCTTAGATACACTTGTTCGTGTAAAAATAATAATTGGTCGTTGCACTTGTCCTTTATCGTCACGATACACTCCATCACTTTGAATTGCACTCCATCGTTCAGGAGAAGCATGGCGTACAGGTACACTTATTAGTTGATCGTTTGAATCTGACACTTGTGGGTTGATTACTTTTGTGAAATACTCATATATAATGTTATCAATATCCATTAATCCAATAGAATAATTTCCAAGTGTTTTGACGTCTCCATCTAATCTCATTTTGTCTGCACGATTATCTGAATACAATGCATGATTAGATTTTTTCAAATTGGACATAGATGGATCATTATCTACACTCGGAGGTAATTTTGATAAATCTGCGGTGAACTCTTGGTCTGTACTTTCGTTTCTAAGAGTAATAAATGGATTGTTTACTTTTGTATAGTCCATATCAAATATCTCTTTCCACTAAATTAAGTTTACTTTTTCGTGTCATGTGTGCATTGCATATTAAACTATAATTTTTCTCAGGTTGTCCACCTAAAAATTGATTTTCAATTACATTAGAAATTTCAAAAAACGCATTTTCCCATGCAAGTATATCACCCACCTCTGGATACATTTCTTTTATTTCGCATAACTTTTGGTGAAATCTAAATAATGTTCCTTTCTTTACATCCGGACCAAATCCTTCGTATGAAGTTGATCGTGGATCAGATTCTACATAACAAGTAGTTTCAACAGGAGTATAGTATTGCTTCTCCATACTTTCTCCGTATAAATTTGCGGTTGTTTCTGTTGGATTCACTTTAAAAATTAAAACAGATTGATCAATAATGTCAGACATTAATTCACCATTTACACTGTTCATCATACGAACATCTCTGCGAGTGAAGTATCTGCCACGTGAGTTTTCCATTATCCGATATACAGGAAGTTTGGTACTTTTCTTAAATTTTCTTGAAGATTGTCTGCTACTTGATTAAGTTGTTCGCTTGTTGTGCTTCTACTTGTTACTTCTAAATCTTCTCTGAGTTCTGTGATAAGTTGTTCTTTTTCTTGTTGTGCTTCACCACGCAAAGCATCTCCATCTAATGACGTTTCTCCACCAGGTATAGGAATACTTTGATATTTTGCACGAACCGATCCAAGTAGTTCTTTACATAACGCAAGATAATACTTCATTATCCATCGTTTTCCTACATCATTAATTGTTCCAAATGTATGAAATTGATAAGGCACATTACTAACATCAGTTACACTATCTCCAGATTGTTCTAAAGGACGTTTAGGATAAACATTTTCATCTTCGTCACTTGCAATTGCTTTTTGTGTTCCATCGTTTATTCCTTGACTTGATTCATTCATAACAACTTGCTGAGTTGTTTCTTCAGAAACTTGAGTTTGTGTTTTAGGCATTGTATTAAATTCATCGGCATCGACATAACCTTGAACCGCTGCAATATCTCTTTCTCGTTTGTATACAAAGTCAAACCATAAAGTGAAATCTTTTTGTGGTACTGGAAGAATTGTAAGTTTATTGTTAATAACTTCAAATCCATATGCACTTCGTCTTACTTGTTCGTTAAACTCAATTGCCTGCAAACGCATTAAATCTTCATTTACAGGACGAAGTAAAAATTGTGTTCCCATTGGTGACATCCCACTCCAATTAAATTCATTTAATAAATTTGAATGTGACATACCAGAATTTGACATAGGATCATAAATTTTGTTTAATGCGGGTGGTGGATGATGCCATATTCTTTTGACTTCAATTTTTTCAAGTTTCTTTTCTCCTGTCTTTGGATCAATATAATACTGATTAAAAAGTCCTTGTAAATCGTAAGTTTGAACTCCAGACTTGACTGCTAAACTTGCTTTTCTCCAATCTACATTTCCTCCTGCTCCTACTTCTGCTCCGTATGCTTCCGACAATTTCAAATAAAATGGAAGTGGTTGCGTTTGCATTACAGATGTAGTTAAATTAACACTCGTTGAAGTTCCTTTTAAACTATACAGATTTTGTTTAATTGAAAATTGATTTACTTGTGAACTATATTCTGTTACAGATTCTTCAAAACAAGCATAAAATTGTACATCAATCATTTCAACATCAACAATTGGATAACCCAGTCGTTTTGCCGCCCAATCAGCTGCTTTTGGTGCGAAATCAATGAAAGTGGCATCTTGATCAAAAAAACCAAAAGGAGTTTTTCCAATCGGAGATGATAAAACTCCTTCCCATCTTACTCTTTCTAATTCGTATTGATTGTTAGATTGTTGTTCGTTGTTTGTATTA